ACGTTTATGAAAAAATCATCTGTGCCTGGTTGGTTTCCATATAGATTAGCATTACCATTTTTGACTCTCCACCTATATGTGAATCCGTTAACTTGAACTCCAGCCTGTGTTAATGCTTGATTGATTGCAATGGTTGTACTAACAATATTTGAACCACTGCTCCAAACAAACCCAGTATCACTTGGTAGTCTGTTTGGGTCAGGGCCACCAAAACCATGCCACATACCAATGCCATATTGTCCAGACCAATTTGAAGCATTAGGCTCTAATAGATCTTGTGTGTTCTGTGTGGGGTTGGTGTTTACTACTTGTGCGTTAGAGAAGGAGCAGTAAGAGTGCGAGAGAAAGACCACCAGCAGCAACTGCTGCATTACGTTTCTGAACATCTTCTTTTGTCTCCATTTCTTCTGTAACTGGTATTCTGTGTGGATTTGCTTTCCACTCATCAGTTGCCTGATCACCAATCTTTCCAAGAAACGGACAAGGTGTCCCTGCCATCTCCATGGCATCATATACTCTACGATCTTGACATAGAACTGATACTGCGGCAACTTTCATACCCATGTCATACAATGTCTTTGAGATTTTTAGACGTTCACAGTTTTCATCTCTTACCATTTCACCACTTGAAATACCTAAGATTTGTGTTTGCACTGCACCAGATACCCCTGCCATACAAAGGTCAGAGGTTGACGAACCAACACTTGGTGAGATTGCAGATGGTGGTGGACTAATTACGATTGTCCTACCCTCTGTCTCAACCTCACTCGTTGATTTCGTAGTTGTATCTACAACTGTCTGTGAATATGCCGTTGACACTATAGACATTACAAAAAGAACGGCGAATATGAATTTGTTCATTTCATCTCCGACCATAGTTCTATTACTATTTATATGATGTCAAAATTTTGATACAATTATATATTTGACGTTATCTGTCGTCATCTGTATGACGTTCTTCTATATTATGCAATCTTCGTTCCAATTCGTCAATCTTTTTCGCAACTTTTGGATATTTTGTTTTCCACGCAATATCTTCTTTATCTAGAATATCAATACCATATCTTTCTTGAGCCCAGTTTGCAATGTCCTCAAACTTCTTGTAACCCCAAATACCAACCTTGGTATCTTTGATCCATTTTGTTGAAGCTGCACCTAACAGACTGCCTGCAATATTACTAACGACCCAAAACCACATTTGTTTACCTACACTTCTCTTTTTACACTATTGTTGATTGCCCAACGACCAAACATTCTAACTGCGTAATATGCCGCATATTTTTTCCATGCTGGAACTGGTGGTTCAGAGGCGTGCATACCCTCTAAGAAAACATCATCTGCAATCTTACGATATGACTCTCTTTCTTTCTTGGTTGCAGGCCCCTCTTCTGCTGCAGCAGATTCATGGACTGCTTTGTATTGGGTATTGATTTTTTCATATAGGATATCATGTATAACAGCTGCTCTTGCAACATCAAATGGTGCAATAAATGCCCAGCACGCTCTTGGTACAGATGCCATATCTGTGATATAACCTTTTGGTACAGTAACAATATACTGGTTTGTCTTTGTAGAATTACGAACTTCTACTTCACATTCTCTTAACATCTTTGCTTGTTCTTCAGTAATGTTTTCTGAATAAAATTTTAAGTCCTCTAACAATTTCCAGTTTCTAGGTGGATTAAATGTTGCCTTCATCAATGAATCAAATTTTGCCATTTCAGTTCTCCCCGACAGGTATCTTAGTATTTTCATCATCTGCCACCGCCTTTTCGTAGTAGATGATTATATCTTTCTGTTGTTGTATATATCTTTTTATCTCTTCTATACCAACTGCTAAATTTTTAAATGTCACTGGGTCAAGAGCATAAACAAGAAATTGTCCTTGATTAGTTTTCATTTCCTCAATGACTTCTTGTACGTTTGCTTCAGTAATGACCTTAACCTTTAGTTCATCAAACTCCACTGATCTTGGTCTTGGTACAATAGCAATTGTAGGTTTAACAATTCTGTCAACTGTTACTACCTCTTTTTCTGGTTTCCAAGAGCAACTACTTAGTAGAGTCACTAAGAGTGCCAAATATATTACTGACTTCTTCATTTATTTTTTGTTCCATAACTTTAGGGTCTTTGAGACTATCTGCAACTAAATTACCCTCTGCAAGTTTATCTCTAATTTTTGTATTTTCTTTTTCTGCAGCCGCAAGTTTTGTATTGAGTTCATTTGATAACTCAATTTGTTTCTGCATATTGTTTTGTAACTCTTCAATCACAGCATCCTTACTGTCAAGAGCAACTTCTAATTTTGCATTATTCTCTCGTAACACAGCCATACGTTGCATAGTATCATTGTAAATATAATACGCACCATATCCTATACCACCAAGAATGAATAGAATGAAAATTAGAATGTATACTCTTGTCATAACCTCACCTACATACCAGAATCAATTCCCAACCATGCACTAAATCCAAATACTTCCATCAACATGAAAGTGAATAACATGATCATGATTCCCCACATGATTAGTTTACCATTAAAGTTTGATGCTGATAGTTTAATCGCAAGTATTTCATTACCGAAAAATCTTAACATCAATTCAAATTCGTTATGATCGTCTTTTACAACGACACCATTTTTCTTTTCTTCAGCCATTATTTTTTCCTAACTTATTCAGATTTCCAAATAGTCCAAACACCCCACGCAATTGCAACACCAGCAGCAATCTTTGCGAGTGGTGCCATGAATAGAATCATTAAACCAAGTGCAATACACATTGCACCATCCCATGATGTTCTTTCTTTTACTCTGTTTTTAATCCAGTTCATCATTTGACTCTCCTTTACTTGTATTTGTCTGACTTCCTTTTAGTTCCGTCAGCTCGTGGTATTAAACCTCTTGCCTTTGCACTTGCAGTTTCAGTAGAACCTAATTTAGTTCCAGACTTTATTTTCTTTTTTAAAACTGCGAGAGATGGTGCCTCTGTCTGCTGATTTTTTCTTGCAGCATCTTGAGTTCTTGCCCTATCATCTTCTCTGTCATGTTTTATTTTGAGTCTATCTAACTCTCTTTTCTGTGCAGTATTAGTTTTTGCAACTGCTGTATGACCATCCTCATAATACATCTGTTTGAATGTTTTCATCATCCACCCCCTTTTGCGATCATAATCGCAGCCATATAATCATTTGCATCTTTTTCGTTTTTGTAAACTTTCTTCAGTTCTTTTGCGTGTTTACCACTAGGCAACTTAACTCTCTTACCTTTTACAAACTTATCTGCATAAACACCATAACCACCATCAGGCATCTTTCTAACATCTGCTGCTAAATATCTTTCACCAGTGTTCTGTCCGTTACCAGCACCAGCACCATTACCGTTACCAGCACCGTTTCCGTTACCATTACCATTACCAGTTTGACCATTGCCACTCTGACCATTCGATCCCTGTGCATTTTGACCACTTTGATTTGACGTATCTTTTGATCTACCAAAGAATGGATATGCATAAACAAAGCCACTTTTAGGAACACACGACCTTAACTTTTTATCATACTTGTAGCCTGGTGGACATTTTGAATCATGCACACTTTCCTTTACCTGTCGTTGCTTGGTAATCTTTTTCATCTTCTCAATGTATGCACGATACACTGCGGCCTCTTGTGTTTTACCCATCACCCTCGCACGTTGTTCCATTGCGATTGCTGCCTGTATCTTATGTGCATGAGATTTACCAGAACCCTCAATCTTTTTCACACTTGCCTTTGCAGTCTTGACATCTTTGAAACCAAGTCCGTGAATAGTTCCTTTTGGATTTTCATCTGTGTATAGATCGGAGTGTTTGTCAGAACCGGCTGGTTGACCTTTTTTTCTAGGTATTCTGGGATTGTTCTTTGCTTTTAAATCGGCAACAGGTTTCATTACACCGAAACTGTAACCATAGGAATTTTCGTGAAATGTTAAAAAGGTTTTCATGGGAAAACTACTTTCCAACCATCTTCATAACTTTATTCTGAAGAGCCATGAACTGACCTTTAGTTCCGTTTACCATCTTTTCAAGTTTTTTCTTATTGTCCATATTTACTTTATTATAGACTTGTGTGATTGCAGATGCAGTAAACATATCTACTTTCATAGTGCCATCCTTAAACTTCACTGGTTTCATTTGTTTCTTCACTACGATATCTTTTAAGACGTTCATGTTGTTTTCTTCAAGATAAACTTCACGATTGAAGTCCATAGTGTTTTCTTGAACCTTTTGTGAAAGTTTAGATTTTTGTTCTGCCCTTCTTGCTCTTGCACGATCAAGTTTTTCTCTGTGTTGTCTGTATGCTTTTGTCCTTGCGTCAAGTAATCTTTTTTTCTTTTTCATCATCGCATCTGGAGGCATTGCAACACCACTACCTTGACCAGCAAAGTTGGTAGGTGCATCTTCCTCTACAGGCTGTCCACTATAAGGACTTACTTCTTTCCAACTAATTGTCATCTTTAATATCCTCCAAGCTTACATATATTTTTTCTTGAGTTTTAACATGAACCACTGGGAAAATGTCAACACCCAAAACAGTATCTATTGGAGCTTCATCTGCAAATGCGATTACTTTGTCACCTTTCTTTGCAGACAATTCTTCCTCTTCCTTATTTAGTATATCGTTAACTAGAACATAGTTTCCTTTAGGTAATACCTCACCAAACCCTATAACTTCTTCTGATATCTCATTATCCAGTTCCATACCTTGTTCTTTGAGATATTTCATAAACTCCTTTTCAAATACATCTGGATCATCAACAGATTCTTTGAACGTATCTTTTAATAAAAAAAGTGCAGCTGCATAAGTACCAACCTTGGTTCTTAAACCAGGCACTTTTGCAAATATTTTTTTAATATTAAAAACTAATTTATGTAGGATTGTATATGAGTTTTTAAGTTCAGTTGTGGAGAGTTCTACTGCTGGGCGAGTGGATTTTGGTTGTCTAATACGATTACCATCTGCATCAATGATACCCAACTTAAAAGCATCCTGTTTTTCAAAAGGTGTCGTTAACAACTTTAGAAATCTGTAGGTAACAAATAAATCAATCGCCCTTCCCATTATAGTTTCCTTAATGTCTCAAAAACTTTTTCGTCTTTGTTTATGTCTTTTAGTTCATCATTTCTTAATATATTTAGATATATTAGAAATGATTTAAGTGCAGGCCAGTACTCTGGTTGGATTTTATATAATAACAAAGTAGAACAAGCATCTGCACCAAAGACATTGTTTAATACTATGATATGATTTAATAATAATCTTTCTTTCAAAACATCGGTATCATGGTATTTTCTTAAAAGTCGTTTAATATACTTAAACCTTTTAAGATCATCCTCAAATTCTTTTTCACCCTCACAGTGTGGATTGTTGTAATTTCTAATCGCATACATCAACACATTGCTTGGTGTTATTTTTTCGTACATTATGATATACTGGCGTAAACTCTACACGATTGATTTCTAGGCATCATCTCATACTCAATCTTCAAACTTAGACCACCTTCCACTTGGTTAGAAATCCCATCATCATTTACAAACTCATCATATGGTGTGTTTTCATCTTTACCAAAACGACCACCAAACAAAGATAGTGGTAAATCAAATGAACCACTTTGTCCCTCAAATACTGGTGTTGATGGAAAAGATAAACCGATCTTATTAAGAGTTCCTCTCAATCTATGTACTGCGTGTTCTGGAACTAAGTACTCTGCGTTCCCTATTTGACCAACAACAGCATTTAATCTTCTGCGAACCGCTGGATCACTCAACTGTGCTGTGTTGATTTCCAGACTACCACCTAAGTTGTTTGGGTGTTCGACAGAATGATATACTGATGCTTCAGATACAAACTTTTTAAATGATTCCATTATCCCATTCCTTAATCTAAAAAGGGGAGAGAGTTAAGCCCCTCTCCCCTATATTTAGGTATTCGCAATCTACTAAGATTAGGCTACGTCAACGATACCCATATCAGTAGCAACTTTGTTAGAAGCAAGAACTGCCCATGCAGTACCAGTCCACATACAAATCACTGCGTCACCATCGTCAACAAAGTCAATGTTGGCATAACCCAAACGTGACTGTGGGGTCAACTCTGATGTTCCACCGTCTTGATCATTCACGATGATCTTGATCTGACCTTGAACAGTTCCGTTTGCAAGAGTTGTTGCGTTAGAACCAGCAGTTTGCAACAGAGTAACAGCAGTTGATACTGAAATTGCAGTCTGTGTTCCGTCAGAAATATCTTCGATTGAATTTGAAAATCCAATAAATGAAGGAAGGTTGTTAACAAAGTTAGTGACAGACACCTTCTTATTGATAGGTGTACCTGTTGGATCGTCCACAACGTGGAGCAAATCAGCACCAGCAATACCTGTTGAAAGGTCTGTCAAGGCGGTAATCTTCTTATCGGCCATTTGGCTTCTCCTAGTTTATCTAAACCCACAAAATTATGGGAATGTTACTGTGGGCATTATCTAGATTAATTCTAGTCCCACATCACTTTCAGAGCCATCTGGCTCTTTTTCATCATTAAACTCTTTTAAGAAACTCTCGCATTGTTGTCTTGCACCATTAAGTGCGTTCAACATTCCGACAGCTTCATTTTTTTGTTGTTCTAAACTCTGTAGTTTTCCGTTTACTTCTTTTATATCAGAGTCTAAAACAGATATTCTTTCTTCTATCATACTCTTAGTAATAGTCATATTCACCTCACTTCATACATGATATACTATTTATAATACTTTATACGAGTATTTATAAAAAAAATTACGATACAGTCATGGTTGCATCGGCATCAGCAGTCAATGTCAGATCTGCGGCCATACCTACACCACCTTCACCAGTTAAGAAACCACCCAAGTCTCTACTTGAACTATCTGTCCCATCAAGTAGAATAAATGAGTCTTGTTCATCAGTATCATCCAATGCAGTTGTTCCACTCTCCATTCTGATTTTATCGTCATCTACAAGTTTCTGAATCGTTCCACTGTTCAAAGAGATTGCATCATCAGAGTTGATACCCAGTGTGTTGTTCGTAACATTTGACGTTCTAGTGTCTTCAGATGCTGGTAGTGAAAATGCCATGATACCTTCAGACAATACTGAAACACTAGAGTTGAAATCCATAATCGTACCAAAGTTTGAACCTAATGCAGTTGCTTGTTTAAGTTGCAGTTGTGGTGTGCCTGTCACATGGATTGGTTCGTTGAAGTAAATGTATGCAGTCACATCTCCAAGTGATGATGATGCAGCCCCAGTAAACGTATCTCCATCTGGGAAAAATGCTGTCTTATCAGTCGTGCTACCCAAAGTAATATGTGTGGGTGTTGGAACGTCAATAGACTTCTGCAAGTTTCTGCTGCAAACTAGAACCTCTGGTTGTGCTCCCTTGTTGTCATTTCCAGAATTAGGGTTGCCAGGTGTAAACACCCAACCAGATCTATTTGCGACTACCTTTTCTTTTGCGTAATCACTTTCTCCGTTTGCACGTTCTGTTAAATATGTTGGTTTAGCTTCAGACTGACTAGCATCGACAGCAATAACTCTGTCCTCTACGTCAACACCATCTGCTGTGCTATCTAGTAGTAGAAATGCATCATTTTCTGATTCACTTGCACTTTCCAAAACTACATTAAAACTTTTTCCAAAAGGCATTTTCCTCTCCTTATTTTACTATTATTTATAATTATTTAAAACCTAAACGCTTCAAGTCGTTTATAGTTTTGGGAACTGATGTATGATGTATTCCTATGCCACCTTTTGCTTCCCACTCTTTTATGTTTTTAATATAGTCATCAATAAGAACATTTGGTTCACCATCACTATCTTTCGCAAATGCTTGTTTCTGATCTCTTCTTACCAAATGTATTTTACTCCTTTTGAAGTCCGTTCTTTGTAACCACTTCATTTTGCCTGGCCGAGAGTTTGCATCTCGTTTTGAGTAAGCAGAAAGTATGTATGCATCATATTTTATGATGAATGAATACAATCTTTTTGCCCCAGGCATCCACTCTAGATTTGCCCAAAAGTTTTTCGTATTACTTATCTTATTCCATCTGTCTACTTTATCTGCCTGAACAAACGAACCACCTACCACATGATCTGCGGCTTTCATAAAGTCGCAGAGAACCATGTCCATATCACAGTATATGGAAGGCAAGTCCTCTGTTGCGACTTTGGCTTCTAAGACATCTGAAAAACTTTTCATTACCTGACATTCTTCTTTCCGACTTTGACTTCTTTCATATCTGGATCAATATTAACTTTCGTCATTGGTTTACCAGTCATGGTTTTATCTTCATCTTTTTTTTTCTTTTCACTTGGTAGATGTCCACCCTCTGTCTTAAAAGGATTATGACCCTCTCCCATGCCCCACATCTTAGCAAGTGTTTCTCTCATAGATGCATTTTTCTTTTGCATGGTATCCACTTGTTGTTGCCAATCATCTTGTGACTGGCCAGGAGTTGCATCCAATTTTGCCATTGTATTTTCTGGTGTGCCAATATCATAGTTTTCACCCATGTTCAACAGTTTCGCAATATCTTTGCCAGGGACATAATCTGGTAATACCTTCTCTAGTGACTTCCTTGGGTCTAGAGTTTTTTGTGCGTCCTTTACGAACTTGTCTGCAAATGATTTCATCATCTTATCTTTTTTCATTGCGTTTGCAATATCATCAATAAGAGATGCCATTTGTTTCATCTTACCTTCATCGACACTTTCGTCCTTTTTTTTCTTTGCATCTTTTCTTAACATTGCAAAGTCTTTACCATCAATGTCTCCATCTTTATCTTTGTCAAGTTTCTTTTGTCCCCCAACAAGTTTTTCACCAACAGCCTTACGAATTGATTCCTCAAGACTGCCTGACTTTGTTTCAAAATATGCCATTTTACTTCTCCTCGTAAGTGTTAGCAGTTGTTAATCGTTCCTGTGAGCATATGCAATACTTGACATATAGTCACCCCCTTGTGATCTTGGATACATCTTCATAAATGCCTTTGAATCATTTCTTGAAATGACATCCATGATTGCCTCTAGTGCAGCAGTATCTAGATTATAGATAAATTTTCTAAGGCCTGTTAAATCTTTTTTCATGTATAATTGTTTTGCCTTTTGAAAATCTTTCTTGTCAATCCCACCATCTTTAATTATTCTGTCAAACGCCTTTGATGCATTTTCGTCAAGTTCAAGACCTTCTGGAATATATTCTTGTTTTAATGATTGCATACCTTTATCGTACCAACTGTCTCTATCATCTAGATTATCAACTGCAACAACAACAAAATGACCTTTTCTTACAAATACCTCTTTTTCAATAGGTGAAAAATTATAGTTTTTCACTGCTTTGTTAGCTGCATTTTTATCTTTTTTATTAACAACGATAGCATGAGTTTGTTTATTTTTACGTCCAGGCACCCCTCTCATATATTCTCTTTTGTACTTGATACCAGTTTTACCCATAATTCTATCATATAATCCTTGAACCTCTTGATTGATTTGTATATTTGACTTTTGAGTATCACTAAATTTTCTATCCATAGGTCTTACATACCTATTTTTTTTGTCTCGTTCATCAAGTTCAACTTCTTCACCCACTATCCTTGGTAAAGATCTAAATTTGTCTGAGTCTTTAAGAGCTGATCTTGCATCCTTCACATCTTGTTTGTCCACATAAAGTCTACCACTTCTGAAACTTCCAGAGATACCAGCATCTTTAAGAACAAGAAGAACCTCTTTCTCATATCCCTCACCAAGTTCAACTTCTTCTTTGATTGGTTGTCCAATCATTTGTTTCTTTTTCACCTTAACAATCTTCAAAGTCTTTTTATCTTTGATTCTCATTGGTGGTAGTTGAGAAGTAGTAATGATTGATCTTGCACCTTTCTCATCAGATGCAGTTCCAACAACCTTATTACCATCAGCAGTATCAACTACTACAAATGGTTCTTTCATTTCATCAAGTTCATCCTCAATGTATTCTTTCATACCTTTAATATGTGCATCAATCGTCTTTGATTGTCTTTGGTGTGCTTGAGATGCCTTTTCTAACTCACCAACAATTGGTTCTAAATCTTTTGAACCCTTCATCATATCTACATGAGCCTTAACTCTTTTAGATTGTGCAAGATGCATCTTTGATGCGTTCTGTAACTCACCAACTAATTTTTTCATATCTGATAAATCGCCAGCAACCTCATCAAGTTCAACTTCTTCACCACGCATTTTAATTACAGCATCATCCTGTGCCTGTCTTTTTTCTAAATCTGCAATTAATTCCTTGATTTTTATTTTTGCAAATCCCTTGCCAGGAGTTTTCTTACCTCTTTCCAAACCCTTCAACATTTTTTGGAGTTGACTTATCTCACCTCTGATGTCTGGGCCATATTCAGATTTCTCTTCTAGTTCAACTTCTTCTGTGGTTGGAACTAAGAAATAGTCTCTGAGTTTATTCATACTGTTTGATGACACTGCAAGTTTGTTAGTCCACCAACTTGGTAGTGAATCTTCTGGGTTCATGGTCTGTAGTTTTGATGTGATTTGCATCGCATCCTCAACTATAGTCTTGCACTGACGAATTGCAGATGCAACATCTGTATGACCATCTTCTTGAATATCAACTTCTTCTTTAGCAACTGCGACCATCTGTTTTGATTTTGCTTTAATTTTAGGTAACTCATTTGCCTTTCCGGCTGCCCGCATCGCAGCAACATCTGGAGTCGCTTGAGTATTTGGTGGGCCTTCGTTAATCTTTACATCTTTCTTCTGAACTGCAAGTGTGATTGCCATGACCACTTTTTGATTACCAGAAATCTCAATCTTATCTTTACCTAAATCTTTTACTTTCAGACCTCTCTGTTTTGCAAGATTCATAATAGAGCTCTTCAGTCTGTCTCCACCAAATCTGGATAGAGTTGCTTTTGCTTCATCAAGGACTCCTTCATCTTTCTTGTCCTTCTTACCTTTTGCTTTATAACCTTGTGCAAACGCAGCCCGTCTTTGTGCATCTGAGGCAAACCCTTCATCTAAGTTCTGTGGTTTCTCAAAGGCCTGAACTTGTTTCATAAGTTCCGTCATGTTTGTTGTATTTTTCATTTCTCTATCCTTTCATCAAATCTGTGACAGATTTGCCTTTTTCCCAAAACTTACATGACCAGAATCTTGCTTTATATTTTGGGCCAGGATTGTCGCAGTTGTGTCTTGCACGAAAACTTTTTCTTCTTGCTGGGTCATCTCGTTTGATTTCCATGTTGGGATCACCAAACTCAACCTTGACAACATTACCCTTATCGTTTTTTACATATACTTTAAACTTTTTTACATCACCCTTTGTAGGGTTATTTAGTTGAACTTTTCTTCCTTGATACTCTGCGGCTTCAGTTACTTCACCCCATACATTTTTTAGTTCCATCTGATTAAATTTAAGTAAAGTGTTTTCACCTTTTGCTCTTTGCATTTGTGCTGGTGTGGGTGCTCCCTTATCACCCTTCTTTCTCATTCTTTCACCAGAACCTCTTTTGATTCTTTGTCTCTTCTTGTGAATGTTTGCCCATAGACTTTCTTTGACATCAGTTCTACCAAAACCAAGTTCTGGTTTTCCCTTTATCATAGAATCAATATGCATTTTCATATAGTCATCTATATCATCTGCAAGTCCAATCTCACCAGCCTTTTTCATAATTTTATTGTATAAATCGACTGCTTGTTTTTTTTGTTCCTCTGATGCTTCACCAGCATCCATTGCCTCTTTTTCTAACTCATAGAAATCATCTTGCATACGAGTGAGTTCCTCTGCACCCTCTACATTTGCATTTGCTTTCATAACCTTCTGTGCAGAACCACACATATAGAAAAACTTTGTGGTATAATCACCCACTGTGATTTCATGTTCTGGTTGTTCATTAATACTTTCTTTTAGTCCTTGTAGTAAATCTCTATAGGACTTTGCAATTTTCATTTGGAACTTTGATTTATCAGCAGAGGTTTTCTTTTTATTATACATATCCAATGCTTTTTGTGCAATTTGAGGTGATACCTTTTCTTTACCACTTGCAAATTCTACGTCTTTTTGTCCTCTCATAGAAACTGATTTTCTTAGTTGCATGATGATATGATTTGCAGCCTTTTCTACATCCTTCTGTGTGGCAGAAATATCTGCATCATCACCTCTTGCCCTCATGTCTTTGTCTCTGGCCATTGCCCTTTTTGCATCTCTACGAGCAAGACTTTCATCAAGTTCAACACCCTCTTTGTACATATTCAACTCATATGGTTTTATCTTATTTCCACTATTGTAAACTTGGATTTGCATAACTCCACCTTTACCCTTGAGTCTGTACTTGTTTGTTTTACCCACAGATGGTTTCCTAGGCCCAGTTGCAACTTTATCATCAATCTCATTTCTGTCAATATCCACACGATGAATTTTCTTTGCCATCGTATATGCGTGTGACATCGCATTTGCAAAACTATTGTGATATAGTTCGTAACCAGTAGAGGATTTAGCTTCATCAAGTTCAACTTCCTCTACCATGTCACCAATTTTTGTCCCTGGCGACAGATAAAGTTCACCACCTTTTTGTTTTTTGAGTTTCATCATATCTGCCTTTGACCCTTTAGCAACAACCTTTCCTTTAATCACAAGAGCATAACTTTTAGATTTCATCTCATCAAGTTCTTCTGAACAATCATCACAACACTCACCAGTTTTTTCTAACATCTTGTCGTGGACTTCATTTAGTTTCCACCACCAATCATCTCCATGTCTCAACTGATAAGATGCTCTTGTTTCGTTTGATTCAAACCACTCTTGGACACTACTAAACTCTTCTGACTTTTTTGCGGCCTTCTTTTTCTTCTTTGCGGCTCTTGCTTTAGGTTGTAGGTCTGGATCTGCCTTACCCCCTGTTAACATGGAGTTCACTCTTGCCATTGCCCACTGTTGTGGAGTAGTGCCTGGCCTGTGTCCAGTTTTCCATGCAGCCATACCTCTGTCGTAACTCTTTTTAAGTATAGAGTATGGCACACCTGTTTCTTTTGACTTGTTAACCAGTCCTTGAATTTTCTCATCTAAACGATAGAACTCCATATCTACATCCTCTTTTTTTGCCATCTTTGTTAGAGTTGCATAATATATTGCTTCACCTTCTTTACCATACCTATCAGTAAAATCTTTCTTTGAAATTTTCTTTTCTAGGTCTTTTAGTTTTTCTTTTTCTGTTCCAGTAAGTTTTCTTTCATCTATCTTTGAGGTATCAGTTGCCATGAAAGGCCCTCTTCTCAAAGATTTAAATGGTACTTTTACTTCATTACCAAATATTTCTTTTGGATGAATAATATTAAATGTAACCATTTGAGTATTATTATCAATACCTTTTAGTTCCATATCTATTTCATCATATTTCTTACCTTTGTATTTTAACCCATGAGCAGTAACAAGTTTCTGAACCTTACCACCAGCAACTGCCTGTTTTGCTTTTTCACCAAACATCTGCTTATACTTTAGAGTATATTGTGATGGTTTTGTTTTCTTACCCTTATCGCCAGGTGCTGGTTTGTAAGATGATGGATCGTCATCAGGTTTATCTTTTCCCTTTGCAAAAAATCTTGCACGAGCAACAGCAGTGGACTTCTTCATATCTTTACCACCAGCACCTTTTGCATAATACTTTGCAGGCTGTGTCCCTTTTACATCTCCGACCTCACCCTTTGCTTGTTTTACCTTTGTGATCTTTTTCTGTTCTTCAATATCAATATCGTATAACCATGTTTTATGCACTTTGTTATTCTCATCTACAAATGACAGATAGTTTGTTCCTTTACGAATGACCTTACCTTTTACACCATTTGCTTCTACGAGATCTCCTACATTCCAGAGTTTACCTGTGAGATATAAATCTCTAAGAGTTTCAAAGTCATTCATATCTCCCATCTCTCGTTCTTCACGAATACCCATGTACTTGCGAACATCATTATATAACTTTAGTGCATCTCTAAAACCAGATGGTAGTCCTGTCTTAAAAGAGTCAAAGTCTCCAGCAGTTGCAGCTGCTCTCATCTTTGATGCAGACATTCCCTCAACACCCTCTGCATCTGGATCACGTTCTCCAGCAGATATGACATCAATAGAGTCAAATTTAAATAACTGATTACCTTTTTTGTCTGGTGCGTCATTATAACGATTGAGTAAAGTAGAGAACTCTGTGACCCTATCAGAACCAACAACCATGATCAAATCTGTAAATCCCTCTTTGTATAACATTTCTGCGATTTCTATGGCAGTTCTTCCGTCTTTACTTGCAATAATATTTCTTCTGTGTTTAGGAAACATCTTTCTCATGTATGCAACTTTGAGAGAGTATGGCAACGGATCTTTCTTTGGATTTTGTGTTTGAGATGGATAGATGCGATATGGATTAGAACCAGCAACAGATGAAACTTTATCCATAAGTTTCTCATGTCCAGTTGTAGGTGGATTGAATCTACCAAAGGTAAATACTATCTGTCCCTTTGACTCTGATAATATGTCTCTAAACTTACGCATCTTGTTTTCTCATTCTTGCCTGTTTCACTTTTTCTAGTTCTTTTTTCTTTACAACTTTTACAGACCTTGTTGCAATCTTATTAATCATACCACCATACTTTGCCGCAACCATCTGATCAATCTTGACCCTCTGTTGGACAGGCATCTCTTTATATTGTGGATAGAATTTGTCTAGGACTTTTTTCTTTGCCAACTTTGCAGCTTTGACTTTTATTTTTTCTGGTGACGCAACTTTTCTTTTAGATAACTCTACCTTTCTTTTGAAGGCGGCAGTTTTAGTTATCTTTGCCATTCTACGAGCTTGTTTGCGTCTTTGTGCAAGATTTACTTTCTTTAACTCGTTTATGTCAGAGTAAAGTTCCAAAAATGTTATCATTTGTCCCATGCCTTTATCGCAGTGAAGTTGTTAAACGAGAACTCCATTCTGTCCACCAGTTTAACAGCACCACCACTAACTCTATCAATCGCAACATACCCCTCTGGGTTTGTCACTTTAAATCCATTTGCGGTCTTGATGAACGTATCTGTCAATCCCTTAACACTATTTAGTTTTTTTACGATTTCCATTTTTGCATCTACAAGTAAATTTTGAAATGTAATAATTTGAACTAGATTATTAGTGTGTTTACTGATTTCTCTTACAAGTTCTTTTTGTAATTTTGTATATTTTTCTTTACCCTTCACTGACTTTGCTTTGTCTATTTGTTTTTGCACTGTCATCTCAACCCACTTCTCATAACCTTTTGCATGAGCCTTTGGGTTCTTAATCGTTTCTCCAACACGAACCTTACTGTTATTATATGTCTTGAGTGATGCACCAGCAAGTGTCCCAGTAAAACTATCTTGTAACTTGAGAAACTTTGTCAGTTGTGGAGAATTTATTTTTTGAAAAGTTTTACCAGTCCTAGATAATATACTGGTGACTTTCTCTGTTTCTTTCTGATTAAATGTTGCTTTACCAGTAACATCTTTGTATGTCGCATCATCCATCCAAACTGAGGATGGTTTATTCAATCCTTTTATATCTACACCAAATGATGCTTTCATATCTTGTAGTGCATCACCAGTGTAAGTGGTATGCCATACCACACCTATCTTTGATGCGTTCATCGTTGCACCTAAATCACTATCCACTGGAACTGCATAGACGATAGTGTTTGGTTGAAACGTATAATACTTAATACCATCAATTGTTGTGGTATCCAGATCGGTGTACATCAAGTCACCTTGAAGAACACCATCAATACCTAGTTTAGAAAATTCTGCAAGTGCAACCTTAAACTTTGCGTTCAAGTCCCCAGACAAATCATCATCTATCTCTGCTTCTGTCTTGTATAGTTTTGGACTTACATTGAATACTGATTTCTTTGCAACAAAAAATTTACCATCCTCTGGATCTTTACCAGCAAATATTGCTGGAGCACCATCCCACTTGACAGTCATGTTTATGGATGAACGAGAGTTGCCTGCTAACATATCTCTTAGGGATCGTAGAAAGTTTATTGCAGCTCTGCCACCAGCAACACCATTGTTTATGATTTCATCTTCTAGGTGTTCCAAGTGAAGATTCTTACCAGCATGATCCTCATTCAACATTTCTGCAAATCTAATCATTACTTTACAAGTCCATTATATTTTACTGCTAGACTATATTGTCCTAACTTCTTTTGTCCAGCGTGTCCAGCTTTATTTGTTCGTATTGACATTTTCATTGTAAGTTTATCTGAACCAGATTTAAGTTCAATAAACCAATCTTGTTTTGATGTTTTACTTGCATATGCTTTCACAAACTGAACTTGTGGTAAAAATACCCCTAGTTCATCTTTATCTTGTACCTCTTCATAATCTAACCCTACAGCCTTAATTACTTTAGTTGGAACATCTGGTGCATCTCTTAATACCTGTGTTTTAATATAACTTAATGAATTTTTCTTATCACTATTAAATAAATCTACAATACCTTTTCTCATAATCTCTAAGTATTGATCGTAATATTCCTCGTACTGTTTATTATTTTTTTTATCAAAATCTCTCAAGACTTGTTGTGTCTTTCTGTCTTTTGTAAATTTATTCATTGGTGGCATTTTTGGGATTTTTGAATATACTTGTGCATATGCTTGTCTCATAAGTAAATCATGTTTTTTTTGTTGCCCAAATGCATTGAATACTGGATTAGTGTAAGTATTCAATTGTGGTTCAGAAGTTTTTTTACCACCAGCTTTAAGACTTACTCCTAAAATACTTCCATCACTGTATATTAAAAACATATCGCCTGGGTGTCCTTTTGGAACTCCAGTTGGTTTAGTTCTATATCCCCAATATACAGAGCTAACTCCTTTATCTTTATTTGAATCATAGATAAACCTAGTTATACCAATTGCATTGTTCATTTTTTCTTCAAACTTAGATGATGTATCTGCCTTATTAATTGTTTCTTGTGCAGCTACTCTATCTTTACTACCGACACAATTTAATTTTGATACCTCTACTGACATTAAATATTTGTGAAAACCATCTACATCACTAGGATTGTGTTTAGTTTCATATGCGATACATGGAAAGAGTTCTGTAATACTAGCGTTTAATGTAGTTTCTTGCATACCACCAGCACTAGGCTTCACGAATATACGAAAGTTCATTCCATCATGTGTGCCGTCAATAGGGTCAACACTAGATTGTGCAGAACCAAGATTTGCAGATATCCCTGCTTGATTTAAATTTCTAAGTATTTCATCTCTGTCCGTTTCTCTATCTTTAGAACGAACAATTATAACAGTTCTTTTTGCTGACGATTGTCTTTCTGATTTTTCAAAAGGCAGTCCACCAAAAACCTCTGTAGGAAGTTGTACTTCCTCAACAAAAAGAAATTGAATCTTATTATCTGGTTTTATGTGGTTTTCTTGAATCGGTCTGACTTGACGAATATATTTTCGTAATCCCATTTCAAACTCCCATTTGTACAAATAGTTTTATATGACTATTTATAATGGGTCAAACCTTGAAGTCGTCATACTTGTTTTCTTTGAACTTTACACCGAAAGATGTTTTATCAAATACTGGTTCTTGCCCATTATCAACCAAGTCATCTTGTTCTTTCATTTCCACATCGTATAACAACATTTTAGATCTGTCAATACCAATAACAAATCTTTTATTCACTGTTGGATCGTTGTATCTGTTCTTGAGTTGTTTGACAAGTATCTGTCCAAGTTCTTCCATCTCCTCGTTGGAGATGAGTGCAAACATGAAGTCAGCAGTCGCAGGGAGGCCGAACGATTCAGATGTGTCCTCAAGCCCGATGTCCGTTGAGGTGAAACCACCCCTCGTTGTTTGCGTTGCCGACATAATTGGAACATTACACTCAACGGCAAGCCCTCGTAGTTCCTCTGCAACAGATTTGATATAAGAGTACGAATTAACATTTGTAGCTCCTTTGAACCTAGATGATGCACATATATTTAGATAATCTATGAATATGATATCTGGTTTAAAGGTTCTTTTAATTGCAAGTTCTTTTATTAATCCACGAAAGTGATTACTGTGTGCAGATGCAGTTGGATATTCTTTGACAATCAACTTACCATTTGTCTTACTCATAAGACTTGCAATCTTGTTATCAAACATCTTCTTGGGCAGATCATGTAAATCTTCCATAGAAACATTCATAAGATTTGCATCAATACGTTCTGCAATACGTTCCTCTGCCATCTCCAAAGTAATATACAAAACATTCTTACCTTGAGACAAACAGTTTGCAGCCATGTGACACATAAACAAAGATTTACCGACACCAGTTCCAGCAAGTGCGATATTCAAAGTCTTTTGTGGCAAACCACCTTTTGTAATCTTGTTGAAAAAGTCTAGATCAAATGGTATGCGTTCTTCTATCTTATGATAAAACTCAAACCGTTTATCACTATCATCAAAATAATCATGCCCGACAGCATTATCAAATGAAACTGCAAGGGCGTCAGTAAGGATGCTAGGTATAGCATCTGGACTGCGTTTCTTATCTTTTCCATCAATGATTGAAATACCTTCAACAACCGCATTGTAAATCGCCTTATCTTTACAAAACTTTTCTGTCGTATCCACTAACCAATCAAAGTCTACTTCATCTGGGTTTAACGATTGTATCAGCTCAACGACTTTACCATGTTCTACCTCTGTTAAATCTTTTCTGTTCTCAATCTCTATCTCAAGAGAAACCTTTGTAGGCATCTTCTTATATTTATCTACAAAGCTAGTGATCTCTTCAAATACAATCCTCTCTTCTCTGATATCAAAATAATCTGGTTTTAGAAAAGGCAGAACCTTTCTACAGTAATCCTCATTGAATACTAGATTCGATAGTGTCGTTTTCTCTATTGTCTGATTCATTCATTTCCTCTGCGTCTGGTGTTTGGACAATGATAATGTGGTACAAGATATCACCTAGCAATTTAAAGAAGTCATCTCCAAACTTCTCTTTTGGTATCCCATTGTTTTCTAGTATATCATACTCAAACTTTAAATTCAACTTGTTTTCGGAATTTAATTTAGTTTCATCTGGCAAGACAACTCGCCCATATTTATAAACCACACCCCAAAAATCAGTTTCTTTTGTAAGCCCAATACAAGTTTGATCTGGATATTTTTCACTTGTAAGGAATACAAATTTCTCTGTTATGGGATCTTTTAATAATTGTTCTTTAGTTGGTAAATCACTCATTTTAATCCACCTATACATTCTGATTTCCAACTATCAATGTAATCATCATCACCTTGATAGTTTCTTGTTTCTGTTGTTATCCATATCTTACCATCTTTTTTTTCGTAAGTCAAGACCTCTTGTTTTATCAAGCCAGGTCTTGGTTTTTCTAGTCTTAAATTTTCCACTATATTTACTCCATTATTTTATTGCGATTGCACCAACAAATGTGTGGTTTCTCCAGAACGGCTGGACTCTACTTTCATCAAATCCAGCATGATACAGATTATCCAATATCTCTGTCCATGTATTAGGTTTCATCATATGTCTAAGTGTTCGTTCTTTGTCCATGATATCTTCAGTTGTGAATGTTTCTCTTTTATAGTCATAGTAATTAAATGTCATCATGTCTTGTAGTCGTGCATCTTCACAAATTGTTTTCTCTGCAAATATATATGCACCACCATGATTCAATCCCTCGTAGATTTTTTGAAGAACTTCTTGTCTATGTCTAGGTGGCATAAACTGTAAAGTAAAAATAGATGTAATTAAACAACAGTTTTGAAATGTATAATTACGAATATCATCTTTGATAAAGTTTACATCAGCCCATGGATATGTAGAACTAATGTGTTCATGTCTACCATCTAAGTCATCATAAAAACCCTCTGCAATTTCTACTCCAACATAAGTTGCCTTTGTGCAATGATCCTCATTTTCTTCTAAGAGAGCTTGTGTTAACTTTCCTGTTGAACAACCAATATCAACGACATTTGTATCATCCTCTACAAAATAACGTGAGTAATTTATCACATCGTTTAGTAGATGACTATAACCACGAATTGACTTTTCAATGTGTTCATCAAAACCTTCTTCTCTATGTGCAAATGTAAAGTCAGCCATTCTTATATACCTTTATAACTTTTTCATAAACCGAATCTGCGATAGCTTTTAGTAGTAGTGGTGGCACCATTCTACCGATACGTTCTGACTTCTGATTCCACTTACCAGTCAGAACAAAGTCATCTGGTAGTGATTGTATTCTTTTCAGTTCACCTATCGTTAGTTTTCTAGGTTCACTCCAATGAAACGCACCAGCAGTTGTATCATTACTACCCATCGCAGTAAGTGTTGGTGCTGGAGCTTTGAGTGATACTCTTTTCAAATTAAAGTGATGACCCTTGTGATGATAATCTGCACCAGTTAAAACTTTATCTGGATTGTTAGGCATCTTACTGCCAGTGTCTTTCCAATATGCAGTTTTAGAAAACTTCTCTGTCAATGTCTTTACTTCTTCCTCATCATAAACTAAACCCTCTAGTGCTTGACCTAAAGGGATTACATCTTTACTTTCTACTGGAAATATACTAGAAATATTCAAAAATGTCAACCCTACTTTTTCTGTTATGTCACTTCTAATTCCTATGAAGAAAACACGATTACGAGTTTGTGGTACACCAAAGTAACCACTGTTTAAAACTTTTGCAGATACATCGTATCCTATGTCTTCAAATGTATTTTGAATCTTGTTAAAATATGTTTTGGCCTCACCCATAGTCAAGCCTGCAACATTCTCTGCGATAATAACTTTTGGTTTAATAACCTCTGCAACTCTAAGAAACTCAAAAAATAAATCTTCTACATTTGTAACCTCTTTGATATCACTGTAACCTTTAGTTTTGCCAAATGCATTTTTGTGTGTATTACCTTTACCATGTGACATATTACCTGCGACCGAAAATGCAGAGCATGGTGGACTACCATCCAATACATCTAATTCACCAGCCTCTAGTCCAGTGATATCTAAAAACTCTTGGCCTGATAACTTCTTTATGTCATCTGGTAATATTGGAGTTGCTGGGTAGTTTTGACCATAAGTGGTTCTTGCCTCCTCTACAAACTCGTTCACCGCAAGTATCTTACCACCAGCAAGACGATAACCTGTTGAAGATCCACCACCACCAGCAAAAGTAGATATTACAGTAAACTTTTCTTGTGCAGATGCATCATTCACATCTTTTAAATTATATGGGTAATATACCATGTCTTTCCTTTTTATACCAATCTCTACAAACGTCCATCATTCTTTTTCTGTTATTAAAATTTATGTCACTATTATTTAGCAGAGTTTCAAATAACTTATTAATGTTAGAACCAAGATGTAAATTTATATGTTGACGTACCTTACCATACTTTTCAAGGTTAGTAAAGTCTTTTCTTAAAATTTCTTTTTGTCTAGGAATATTTAACTCTTGCCATGAAAAATCCATAAGATATTCTCTAACCTTTGAGTCTAGGAAAGGAGTGATATGAATCTTACCATGTTTAGTTGCAAGAGCCGTGTGCTCTTTATAACCAGCGCAATCACCATCAAGATAATTTCTTCTATATTGATTAAATGTAATTGATTGCATCTTTACTTTTTCACAATATTTTAAATGATTATTCCATTTCTTAGGATTACTATATCTCATAACCGCAGTCTTACCATTAGGTATTAGCCCATCGGCACCCCATCCTGTGGCCACATAACGCTGGTAAATTTTTGGGTAAACGTATAGAAATGGGAATAAGCACTCAAAGTGAACCTTCTTACGACAACCTAGTTTTACTAATCTATGCCAATCATCTACTAAATTTGATGTGGGAACAATTACACTATTAAACTCCCAACCCATTATTTCAGATACTTCTTTTGCCTTCTCATAATCGTAAGATACATCATCCTCTAAATGAAAACTATACGCAACAACTTTGTATCCAAGGTCATGAATCGCAGTTGCGACACATAAACTATCAACTCCACCAGATAAAAGTACAGCAACATCTTCTTGGGGGTGTATTTTTTCCAATATATGATTTTCTAATAGTTGTTTAATCATTTACTGTAACTTTATTTTTCTTTGGTTGCCATCTAGCTAAAACATCCCATGTCCAATGACCTTCTTTACCATATGCTTTAAATAAGTTTTCAATTATTGGAATCAAGTCTTTTTGTTTATCGGGCCACATATCTGCATACTTTTTAAAACTTGAACGTCCATGTAAAAATGGTGTGTGTAAAGTTCTTTTTAAATTAGCAGGGTCATCTAACCATCTAACAAAAAAATCCCAACCATTAAAACCATTAGCAGCATATACTGTAGATATAACTTTAATATCATGGTTATCTGATTTATCTTTTGGATTTTCAATTTCTTTAATATCAGCATCTGTATAAATTATTCTCTCCATGTTAGGTGGAAGTTCATTATCAGATATTTCCCCATTAAGACGGACTCTTAATTTTGGACGGATTTTATCCCAATCTGTTGAGGAAGAAGCACCCAACATACGAGCTCTCTTTCTAACTCTTTCATCTTTGTGAGATAAACCATACTTTAAACATAAATCAAGACAGCTTTCAATGATTTCCTCTTCATCAGTATTCATACGAGAGATTGGTTCATCTTTTGCATTATCCCAACGTAAAATATCTCTTAATGTTTCTGGAGAACACTTACTCCAATCTGACTTGGGAACAAAAATAACTTTTAATTCTTTTACATACCTTCTAACATTCTCTTTCATCATTGCTTCGATTGAATGTGTATTACCACCTCTTTGGTGTTGCCCTGGGCCATAAAAATCTTCTAAAAGAATAGTTGGTCTAATAGTCTTTATTGCTTTACCTTTAGTTGCTTCTATATCTTTTCCAATATTATTTACATGAGTTAAATTTATATCAAACATTCTAGGTTGAGCTCGGCGCAAATTGTATATGTGATTAATAGTATCTTTTCCAGTTTTATATACTTCATTTTGAATATTGTTTATGATTTTATCAAATATTTCTTCTTGAATACCTAAAGTTTTTAACTTAGTGCCACTAACATTACTTTCGTTAAAGAATGGAACATTGTTAACTGCGTCAATTTCTTTTAACACCTTTTCCTCCTCTACAAGAATAGATGAGTCTTGACCAACTTTTAAACAAATAATTCTCCAATCTTTTCCACTCATGGAGTCAAAAAAGGTTTGTGTTTCTGTTGAACTTGTATAATCTGATTCCATAAAAATTGCAACTGTAGATGTAGTTTGTGAACCAAAATATCTATCTTTACCATCCTCATTAGGTTCTTCAAATATTATTAAATAGAGTCTACCAGTAGTATTTGACTCTACATCTTTTCTTTCAACTATATCATTATGATACATACGATTATTCGTATGGGGTAAGTCTTTAACATCATCCCATGTTACTTCTTCTATATATTTCTTTAATTGTTCTTTGTTCATACAAAAAACTCCTCTAATGTTCCTTGTGTTCCATAACTTCGATCCACCAACCAATTTATCTTCTGCAATATAAAGTTAAGTGGCTCTACAAACGACTTTTCAAACTGTATATCATAGTCTATTATTTTGTGAAAGTCAAGTTCTTTTGGTAAAAAAGTTATAAAAGATATTGAACTACACTGATACACGTTTGGTTGTTTTAGATTAATAAACTTGATTTTGTCTCCCTCAAGAATGTATGGATATTTGTTACCTAATTTATTTTTACGAACCAAATGATTATATAGGATCGCACCCTTCACATGAATAGGAGCACCCTTTGCAAACAACTGATTGGAATCACTAAACTTTGACAATCCATTTACACTTCTAGGATACGCAATCTCCTCTGGTGGTAGTGTCATAAACTCCTCACGAAAATTCTGTATGAATGTGTTGAGTTCTTTCTCTGTACCATTCATAATAATCTTCAGGCCTTCTTTAATCTTCTCACGACAAGGTTCTGGAGTAGATGACTTGACAGCTTCGATACCCATGATCTTGAGTTGCGGTTCTTTATATTTGACACCCTCGTTATCATGCACGTTAAGAATATATCTTTTCTTTGCAGTCCAGATACCTTTATCTGCAATCACCTCTCTGGACATCTCCATCTTTTGTTCATACGAGTTTACATACTGATGCAAATCCTCGTAACTCTTATTAATAAAAGGTTCAATTTTCTCTCTGGCCACTGTATCCAAGAATGGGACGACTCTGGAGGAATCTTGTTCTTCTTTAAAAACCTTATCAACAAGTTTGTCAAAAACAACATATATCGAGTCTGTATCTGACGCAACAACGTAATCCTCATTATTGGTTTTAAGCAAGTCATTAAGATAGTCGTTAACAGCAGACTCAATCCAACGAATAGATAACTGACCAGAAGTAGTAATTGCTTCAGCAACCAAAAGATCATAGTAACGAAACCAATTATTACCAATAGCACCATATGCAGAGTTGAGAGAAATCTTTTTAGCAAGTTGGATGTTGTTATACTTTGCAATATCTTTGAGTAGTTTTGGGTTCTTGGTGTTCTCATAGTCTTGCTTTGCCTGTAACATAAGTTTCTTATACTTGACACGATCATCATACATGGACTGCATTATCTCAGGCAAAAATCCTCTTTTTGTTGTTTTGAACAATGCACCATTTGGTGTGAGTGTTACACCTTTGAGTATTGATGTATCTACCTTTTTGTCAAGTAGTTTATCAACTGACATATCCTTCACCTTGTCTTGTGCAACAAGTGTTTCTGGTGATATGTTATATTGCATAATCAAATGTGGATACAATGAGTTCAGATCAAAAGACATAACCCACTTGTGCATACCAAGCTGTGGTTCTTTGACATACGCACCCTCAAACTTTTCTGACTTTTCTGATTTTCTCTTTTGTGGTATGACGATATTCTTTTTAAGTAGGAAGTTGTAGATTAGAATATCCCAGTATTTTGTAGAACCAAGAACATCCATGAAGTTTACTTTTGCATCATAGGCCATGGTGAGACAAAGTTCAATTAACTTCATCTTATCTTCAAGCCTATCGACAAGTTCCACATCTTGAATGTTATATTCTAGGAAAGATTGAAAATCTTTTGTGTACCAATCCTTAAATGTTTCATATGGATTACCAGACTTTTTCTCACCAAGTTCTACATATGCAATATGGTCAAGACGATATGATTCTTGTGCAGTGTATGTAAACTTACGATACAAATCAAAATAATCTAGATGTGCAACACCTTGTATGTCATACAGTTGATGCCGTCTACCCATCTTGTAAATCTCTTTATCAGATACGTTTCTCCAAGGTGACAATCTTTTGAGTTCATCTTCACCACAAAGATTCTTGATGCGATTACACAAATAAGGCACATCAAAAAACTCTGTATTCCAACCAGTGATGACATCAGGCTGGTGTCTTTCCCAGAAAGTAAGAAACTCTTTGATTAGATGTATTTCACTCTCACATTCAATGTAAGTTACATCATCACGATTGTTAGTAAATTCACCGATACCCCAGACAACAAACTTTTTACTTTGATGGTTTTTAACTGTGATTGATAACAGTGGTTCTATGGCATCCTTTGGATTAGGAAAACCATTTTCGCACTGCACCTCAATATCAATCGTGACAATAAGTATCTGGTCAATATCCCAACTTACATCATTAGGATATTGTTCTGCGATATAATTATACGCATACATATTGCTACCATAGATAAGATGTGGTTGGTTCTTGTAAGACTCCAACCATTCTTTTGCTTCTTTGATAGTATTGTGTTTAATAGGTGTGACATATTTACCACAGAGAGTTGTATGCTCAGTCTGTTTTGCAACAGGAGCGTACAGTGTGGGAGAATACTTGACCTTACGGACAAGTCTTTCTCCGTTCACAACTTCTCTTAATAACAGATAGTTACCCCATTGAGTAATATTGGTGTAAAAGTTCATTATGTAAATATATCACACTTTTTATGTTTAGTCAACCAACATTTGTTTATCGTCATAAACCTTGTTGATGATATCAAGATTGTCTTGTGCATCAGCCATTGCACTAACAAGTTTATCCATCTCTTCAATATGTTGAGGATGTTCTCCAATCGCAACTGGATTGTTTGCATACACTTTCAAAGTGACCTCTGCCTCTTTGTACTGTGCTTCATACTTTGCTCTCAACGCATCTAACATTTGGTGTCCTATACAAGCCATTATCTTTTCTCCTATTTCCAATTTTCTCTGTTCATGTATATTTTTAGTATTTCCTGTGTTACACTTTTATCTTTTGTAACCTCTTCAATGCCACCTAAGCCTGGTGTCGCATTAACTTCAAGTATATATGGTTGCTCTTTTTCCCTATCTTTTGCTGGTAGTAAATCTACACCAACTAAATCACCGTCAACCAACTGTGCTACTTTTATTGCTGTCTCTTTTTCCATATCTGTAAGTTCTATTGATTCTGTTTTTGCGCCCAAGGAGGCATTACTCCTAATATCATCATCCATTACATTTCTTCTCATTGACGCAAGCACTTCACCATTTACCACTAAAACTCTAATATCATAATCAATCTTGATATACTCTTGAACTAGAAGATCCACATATGGTTGTAAAAAACTTAACATCTGAACAGTGGGGTGCAGAGACTTCATACTTTCCATTATGATAACACCAACTCCAGTTTGACTACCACTAGATGATTTTAGTATCAATGGAAACTTTAACCCACCCTCTTTTACAGCTCTTTCAGAATCATCTGAATATGTTATCGGAACTGTTATTGGACTTCTTAAATTGTTTTGTTTGAAAAGTTGATCGCAATAATATTTGCTTGAACACACATCCCATGTTTTTATAGATGGTATAGTTTTGAAACCTTTATCTTCTAGCCCTCTAATTATATCTACCCATCTTCTATTTGTGGTGTAACCAAAAGTTCCTAGTCCTCTTGCAAATATCAAAGTATTATCTGGATTTATTTCAATTGGTTTCTGATACTTTGCACCACCAGATTCAGTTGGCATAATCACAACACCATCATCGTCAAATTCAAAAGAATTTATAAACAGTTTTCCATTACTTTCAGAAACAAAAAGACCAGTATACTCAACATTAAAAATTTCAATACCAACTTTTTTTGCTGAATCTGTGTACAACTTAAAATCTGGTCTTTCTCTTTTACCAACATCTCGCACATCTTCATTTGAGTTGTTGAACACAATTAATCTATACGACTCCTCTTTCTGTTCTGTAATGAATGAACTGAACTTCTCCAAAACTAAGCCTCTCTTTTTTTACCTATGTTGTATTTAGTTTCAAGTGTCCAGTCATCTTTCTCTTTGAATGAGATAATCTTTATCTGACTTAGTGGTGCAGTTACGTCTGTCGTGCCTTTAACATTCACTAGACCCCAATCACTTAATAGTTTTGCGATTGTGTTTCGTCTTGCAATATCATTCTCTGACAGATTAGTCTGTTTACCATCAAGTGCAAACAGCTCTTTGAAATGCACAATGTAATACTTACCTTGTTTGTGCAAGATATGACATGATTGATATAATACTTTTTCTTTTCTGGAAGCAACGCCTATCTT